CCGCTGCCACGAACGGAGGGGAGGTCACCGTCGCATCGGAACCCGTCAGGAACTGCATGGTGACCTCCCCTCAGCCTTCGGTGTGCTACTTGCGGGGAGCCCGCTTGGCGGGCGCCTTCGTGATCGGCTTGTCAGCGAGGGCGTCCGGCTTCACCGGGTCACCCTTCACGTTGAGCTCCTTGGCCTCGTCCACCGAGAGCACATCGCCCTCAGCAGCGACGAGCACGCCGTCACGCTCGATCCGCTCCTTGGCCGTGACGCTCCGGGCCTCGTCGACCTTGTAGCCCTGACGCTTGGCCTCGTCGGGGTCGCCGATCAGGACGTCGCCCTCGGCGTGGATGAGAACACCGTCGGTCTCGACGCGTTCCTTGGATGGGTACTTGGCTTCGTTCATCGGCCCTCCTTGGGCATGACGAAGCCCCCCAGGCTGGTGAGCCTGGGGGGCTAGTCGGATCAGGCCATGCTGCAGTCGACGAAGCTCTTCGGCTGCAAAACACCGAAGGCGCCCCACCACTCGGCGAGGAGCTGCACGAGGTTCCGCATGGCGAAGTCCTTGTGCTGGGTGAACACCTCGACGGTGGCCTGCTGGCGGTCCCACAGGACCGCGTCCCGGAAGTAGCCGACGACAGCCTTCGTGGCGGTCATGCCGGGGTCCTCGACGAGGTTCAGGCCCCACATGCGGCGGGGGGCGTCACCGAAGGGGTTCACGAGGAACGGGCCGTCGGCGGCGACGGAGCCGCCGGTGCGGAACAGGTCGAGGGTCTCCATCGACGTCGGCGTGAGCACCGCGCCGTTCGGGATCTTGCCGGAGCCGGTCGTCGGGTCGGCCACCTTCGTCTTGCCCTTGCGGAGCGTCTCGATCACGTTGTTCGAGAAGGCCTGCGTGAGGATGCCCGCGGTGTTGCGGATGCCCCGGATGTTGGGGTCGGTGCCGTTGCCGGCGATCATCTGCGAGTTCAGGCGCTGGGCCAGGTCGAACCGGAGCTGGTTCTCGATGATGTCCTCCACCATCGACCCGTTCATGAGGGTCCGCTTCGAGATCGGGACGCCCTCGGCGATCGGGTTGACGGTGGTGGTCACGGTTACCCAGGTGAAGTCCCCGTCGGGCTTGACCCCGGAGGCGGCGGCGACGGTGTAGGGGCCGGGGGACGCACCGGAGATCGCCGGGTCGGCGGCGGTGGTGGCCTCGGCGACCTCGACCGCGGCGTTGGCGTGGGCCACGGCGCGGGGGTAGGAGATCACGTCGGCATCGGTCCGCAGGTTCAGGACGAGGTCCCGGACCGTCAGCTGCGGCTGGATGTACGGGACGTACAGGTTGTTCTGGTAGTCCGTCTCGAAGAACGCACCACCGGAGGCAGCGCCGCCGGTGATGAGGGCGTTCTTCAGGGCGAACTTCGCCGAGTGGACGTCGGTGTTGTCCGAGATCTTCCCGTCAGGCGCGACGGCCTTCAGGTAGGCCTGCCACTCGGCCGAGTTGACGACCTCGTGTCCGGGCCGGGGCCGGCTCGACGCCTTCGGGGCATCGGAGCCGGGGTCCGCTGCGAACGCGGCGGCCTTGCGCTCCGGGGTGGCTGCCCACTCCTGGAGGGTGTCGAAGGACCGCTCCTTCTCGAGGAGGTTCTTCAGATCCTCCAGCTTGGAGAGGTTCGCCTCGAACTCGGTGGCGTACTCGTTGGACTCGGCGAGGGACTTGCCCTCACCGGCTTCGGTGTGGAGGAGCTCGGCGTTGCGGGTCGCAAGGCGCTCGAACTCCCGTGCCAGCACGGACGTGGTCATTGGGTGTCCTCCTGGGGACGGTTGGCCGCAGAGCGCGGCGGATCGAGCAGCGACCCAGGGAGGGCCCCGCCTTTGTTGCAGCCGGCGGACCGGCGGGTGCTTCTAGAACCGGGTCGAGGAGACCAAGTGCCGGAAGCGGTCCACGAGCGGGTCGCGCGTGGGGATGAGGTCGGCCGGAGCAGGCTCGCTCACGGGCTCGACGATCTGTGCGGAGGGCGCCGGGGCCTTGTCACGGCCGGCATAGGTGAAGATCGAGAGGTCGAACGTGTTCTTCGCTGCGGGCTTCTTGGCATCGACCCGGTCAGCGAGTCCAGCTTCGACGGCTTCGGCAGCGGAGTACCACGTCTCCGAGGACATGGCGATGCGCCACAGCCCGACGTCGGTGGTGGACTTCTCGGCGTAGACGGAGGCGATGTTGTCGGAGATGTGGCCGAGCATCTCGGCCATGGCGTGCATCTCGGCGGCGTTCCCGACGCAGAGCCCCCAGGCGTCGTGGATCATCAGTTCACTGTTACGGGCCATGATGAGCTCGTCCGCCCCGCAGGCGACGAACGAGGCGGCCGAGGCGGCGATGCCGTCCACGATTGCCACGACTCGGGCGTCGTGGGAGCGGAGGGCGTTGAGCATGGCGATGCCGTCGAACACGTCCCCGCCGGGGGAGTTGATGTGCAGCCGGATCTCCGTGACGTCGTCGGGGAGGTCGTCGAGGGTGGCGGCGAACTCCTTCGCTGAGACGCCCCACTCTTCGCCCCATGAGTCGATCGGGTCGTACAGGCGCAGCGTGGCGACGCCGTCCTTGACCTCCGGGGCGGGGGCCTCGGCTCGGGGTCGGTCGGTGTTGGCGAGCGCCCGGAGGCGGTGCGTGAAGTCCTTGTGCATCAGTCCTCCTGGACCTTCGGGGCGGCGAGAGCTGGGATGAGCGAAGGGTCGACACCGACCGCCAGCAGCGCCTTGGCGGCAGGGCCGGCCGGTTCGGTCTGTGAGCCCGCCGGCACCATGTTCATGGGCTCCAGGTAGATCTGGCCCTGACCGTCAGGGAGCGGGTTCTCGTCCTCGAGCTCACGGATGTCGTCCACGTTGAGCCAGCCCCACTGCCGGGCGATGGCGTAGGCGGCGTAGCGGGAGATCGTGTCGCCCCGCAGCAGGCCCTGGAACTTGAACTTGAGGTGCTCGCCCCGCTCCAGTAGGCCGGCGGCGAGGACGGCCGCTTCGATGCGGGAAGTGGTCGGCATGAGGCCGGACGTGACCCACTCGATGCTCTGGTGCTCGATGTTCGAGAACGTGGCCCGGTCGAGGATCTGGACCTTGTGCGGCGGGACACGGAGGATGCCGCAGATGTCCTCGCGCTGGTAGCGTCTCGTCTCCAAAAACTGGGCGGTGTCGTTCGGGATCGTGAGCTGCACCCACTTCGCGCCACCGAATAGCACACCGGGCTTGTGGGCGTGGTCGAGGCCGGCGTGGTCCCGTGAGAACGACGCCTGCATCCGCTTGGCGCCGTCAGGGCCGGGGTCGTCCGGGTGTTCGATCACGCCGGACATCACGGCCCCGTTGCCGAAGAACGCCTCCCCGTACTCTTCCGCGGCGGCGGTGAGGCTCAGGGTGTGGCGGTGCTGGTCGAGCGGTGAGATCCCACGGAGCTTCCCCGGGAGCGTGAACCCGGAAATGTGGACGATGTCATCGGCCGTGTATTCCTGCTTGTCGATGCGGAACTGCTTCGGGCCCGGCGGGTCACCCTTCCTCTTGGGCGGATCGCGGTACACCTCGACCGCCGTGGGAGGAACGACCCATACCTCAGCGATCCGGCCGAGCCGGTCCCGCTCGACGTACCAGAAGGCGTTGCCGTCATGGTCGATCGACGCCGAGGTCCGCTCGAACAGCTCGAACCGGGTTGTCTCCGGGTTCGGCCGCTGAAGCCAGGTGGGGAGAGGCTTCTGGACACGAGCCGGGCCGACCCGTTCGACCACATCGACGGGCAGTCCACCGATCTCCTCGGCCCGGATCTTGATGCACGCCCACACCGTTGCGAGCTGCATGGCCCGGTCGCGTCCCACGTTCAGGGTCAGGCCGTTACCGGCGCTGTAGTACGGGACGCTCGACGTCAGCGTCGTGTATTGCTCGGTGGTCTGCGCCTTCACCATCTTGCGAAGGAAGCTCACGCCTCCACCTCACGCTCAGGCACGTCGAGCAGGAACCCAACACCCAGCAGGGCGAGACCGACGAAGGCGATCAGCGCACGCCAATCCCAGGCAGCGGCAGCGATTAGTAGGAGGCAGGCGCCGAGGAGCTCGGCGACGTTGGAGATCTTCACGCGCACGAGTCACTCCTCTCCGCTGTAGTAACCAGACGACACCGGGGCTTTGATGGTCAGGGCACCCCACCGGGCCAGGGTCACCGCGACCAAAGGCGAGATGTCGACGGTGGCGGTGCGGCGGTTCCACGCCCACGAGTCCCCGTAGGGCCGGCGGGTAGCACCAGCCACCGCGGCGTCGAGGGCGTGCTGGCCGTCGTGATGCAGGCGGAGCTCAGGCCCGTCGAACGTCACGGCGGCGAGCAGACCGCCGCAGGCTTGGGCGTGCTGAGGCGGTGTCACCTCGACAGGGACGATCCCGACTTCGTTGAGGTCAACCAGCAGGGCGCCGGCCGGCCCCTTCGGGTCAATGAACACCGGACCCGGCTTGTCCACCAGGCGGCCGGCGAGCAAAGCCGGCAGCCATGCCGTCCCCGGTGCATGCTCGGCCACCAGCACCGAGATCCCGTCACTCACACCGATGCACGCCGACTTGCCATCCGGGGAGGCGTCGATGGCGTAGGCCACACGGTCGCCACGCAGACGGGGCTGCCGGCAGCGGGCCCAGTCATCGGGTGGGATGACCCGCTCAGCCGCCGCAGCGTCGAGGTCGACAAGGCCGAGACGCTCGACCCGGAACGCCTCAGCGGTCAGGAGTTCCTGTTCCTCTGCTATCACGTCGGCGTTCAGCCTCACCCCGTAACCGGGGTTAGCCTGGCGCAACTGCTCATCGAACGGTGCGTCAGGCTGAGCGGCGTACTCGATGTAGCACCGCCGAGCCACCGCACCAGAGCGGGAACGGCGCATGAACCGGCGGAGCTCATCCGAACAGGCGTCGTCAATCGGTGCGGACGAGGTCAGCAGCAGGAACGGGTTGGCCTGCGCCGCCATCGTCGGCACTAGTGCGGCCATCGCTTGCTCAGACAGGTTGAACGCCTCGTCCAGCACCACCACCGGCGCCGGGAAACCACGGCCACCAGACTTCGAGCGGGTCACGAAGTTGAGACGCTGCCCCGAACGGAGCTCGATGCCCTCCTGGCCGTGCGACGCCGGGTAGCGAAGCACCTGCCGGTCAAGGTCAGGGGTGTTCTGGATCAGCGACCGGATACGCCGGAACGCATCCTGCGACGTGGCGAACAGGTGCGCCGAATGGAAGATCAGCTCGACCCCGAACAGGAACAGCCACGCCAGCTCGAGCGCCTCGATGACGGAGCCTTTTCCGTTCTGTCGGGGGCAGATCAGGCCCCCGGTCGTCGCCGACCAAAACCCCTCATGGTCCTCGCCGAGCAGGTCACGGACGGCGTCCTGCTGCCACGGATCCAGATGCAAGCCGGCGGAAGCCGCCAACTCGACAGCCTCATCCCCGGCACTACTCGCCGCTGGCGGAACGCTTCGCCACGCCGGCCTGGCGCTCAGCACGCTTCCGCTTGAGCTCATCGGTCTTCGACCCCTTCGGCTCGGCCAACCCGCTGAGCTGCGTCAACGTGTCC